GTCAAGGATAAATTACAAAATATCAAGAAAAATTTTTGACGTGTGATATACTTGGGCCGCTCCACCATGGTGGAGCGGCCTTTTTCTCCCGTTCCCGGCAATCCCAGGGCGTGAAAAATCACCGGCGGCCAAAACCCGGCCCCGGCCGTCCCGCTCCCGCTGTTCAGATTTTCAGGCGGCCACGTACTCCTCGAACACGGCCCCGGCGGATCTCCACCCCAGGATCCGGCGCGGATAGTTGTTCATCCACTCCGCCGCCTGGGCCACCTCCGCCTCCGTCACCTGGTCGAAGTTGGTCCCCTTTGGGAACCACCGCCGCAGGATCCGGTTCATGTTCTCGTTGCTCCCGCGCTCTTGCGGGGAATAGGGGTGGCAGTAATATATTTTCGTCCGTGGTCCTTTCAGCCGGTATGATCGCTGGAGGCCGGCGCAGTCCATGAACTCGCTGCCGTTGTCCACGGTGATGGTGCGGAACACTTCCCGGAACCGCTTTCCCATCCTCCGCTCCACCCGGTTCAGCGCCCGGACCACGCTTTCCGCTGTATGGTCCGGGACCCGGATCACAAGCCCCCACCGCGTCAGCCGCTCGGTCAGCACCAGCAGGGCCGCCTTTGACCCCACCGGCCCCATAATGCTGTCCATTTCCCAGTGTCCAAACGTATTCCGCGCCCGGACCTCTGGCGGCCTGTCCTCGATGGTGTCCCCGGGGGCCTCTTTGGCCCGCTCCCGCTGCTCGTAGTCCCGCCGCCGCTCCCCTTTATACAGCAGGTGTTCCTCCGTCAGTTCCAGGAACACGTCCCCCCGGTATATGTAGGAATAAAGGGTTGTTTCGCAGATATGGGTTTCAAACTCCAGGCCGGCCGCCTCGATATAGGCCAGCACCGCCCCGGGGGAATAGTGTTCTTCTATGATCTTCCGCTCCACGAAGTTGGCGAAAGCATGATCCCGGCCCAGTTTGATCTCCGGCCCCTTGGCCCTTAAATGCTCCTGGTACTTCCGCTCCGCCACCTCCGCGCAGTATTCCTCCTGGAATATGTATCCCTCTTTCTTCTGGAGGCACAGGCCCCGCTTGATCTCGTTGTATATGGTCTTGACGCAAACCCCCAGCATTTCCGCGATCTCCGCAGGCTTGCCCCCGGTTTTCAGCGCCCCCTCGATTTTCAGGCGGTCCTCCCATTTTAGATGGTGATACCCTTTGTAGTTCATATTTTCCCCCTTTGCGCGGAAAAACGGCCGGCGTGATTTTCACGCCGGCCGCTCTCATTCTTTCCCTAATAGCCATAACACGGGCACGTCCAGGACCTCCGCTATTGTGACCACCTCATAATCCGTGACCAGGCGATCCCCCATCTCCATCCGGCTGATCACGTCCCGCTCCATCGGGACGCCCTCCAGTTGAAGGAGGCGGGCCAGGTCCGTTTGTGATAGCCGTTTCCCCAGCCTCGCCATGCGTATGCGGTCCCCGCAGATATTCTTTTTCCCGTGATATAGAAATTTCTTCACCGCCGCGCCTCCGTGTGGGAATAACCAGACTTTTTCTTAACTTTAGCACGGGATCAGGTAAAAACCCGTGGTAATAGTCTGAACAAAGAAAAAATGATTATTCCGGCGGGGTGCCCTTGGGCGGCCCCTACACCGGCGCGTGTGGTGCCGTTACTCTTTCCCCAGGATTTCGTCCGCCAGGCGGTCCATGGCGGTTTCTATAAATTCATTCAGGCTGCTATATCCTCCAGCCGCCGCCGCGTCCTTGTACCTCTGTTTTTTCCCTTTCTTCACGAAGGGGGAAAGCCTCTCATAATTCGCGGCCGCATACTTGTTTTTTGCTCTGGTTGCCGCCGTCCCCTTTGTTCCTTCCATGGGATCGCCTCCTTTTCCTGTATTATAGCGCCTTTTGTGTACTTGTTCAAGTATATAATCTGCACAAATATACTTGTGTAAGTTTGTGCAGGTTCACTCTTGCAAATATACTTGTTCAAGTATATAATGATACTCGTAAGGCAGGGGCGGCCAGCCCCTTACGAAAGGAAGTGAGGGAATGGACGAAATGACCACAGCGGAACTCAATCAGTTTTTAGAGAATATCGCAAAACTGATTGAGGCCACCGCCTCGGACCCTGCGGCCGCCGCAAAGATCGTGCGGGATAGCAAGGTCAAGGCATAAAAAGCGGTGCGCGGCCCCACCTCGCAAGTGAACCGCGCACCAAACCCAAACAGGGCGGCCGGCAGCCTTACGCCGGCCCACCCTGATTTTACAAGAGTAAGGCGAATAAATCAAGGGGGTTTCCAGAATGTCCACTTTTGAAGTCGGAAAATCTTATTACGCCACCAGCGCCTGCGATCACAACTGTGTTTTCGTGGTGGAGATCGTCAAGCGTACAGCCAAAACGGTGACATTCCGCCGGGATGGCCAGGAGCGCCGGGCGAAGATCTACGCGGACCACAACGGTGAGTATATCGTCCCGGAACGGTACAGCATGGCCCCAGTGTTCCGGGCCTCCTGTGAATACGTGGAGGACCAGGAGGAGGTGGAGGAGGCCGCCCCGGCGGATCCCTTGTCTGCCTACATTCCCCAGGACGCCCAGCCCTCCGCGCACCCCGGCCTGGTCATGGTCGGCCAGCCCGTGATCGGGAACTTTGGCGCCATGTACCCCCAGGAGGTCGGCGTGATCGTCGGTTTCCTGGAGAGGGAGGCCACCCGCTGGACCCCCGCCGCCACCATGGCGGTGATCCGATGGTCGGATGGCCGCACCTCCCGGGAGGCCCTGGAGGACATTCACCCCGCCGGGTGGCGGTCCCCCTCCGGCAGCCCCTTGGGCGTGTTCTTTGCCCGATAACGAACCCCCGGCACCTACACGGTGCCGGGGGTCCTCTTTACTCCGTTTTGTCTTTTCCCCAGTTGGTGATCTGCTCCAGGGCCTCCCGGAGTTTGTCAAAGCCGAACATGGCCGCATAACTCACGAACAGGCCCAGGGCCACCGCGCCGGCCACCATGTACCAGGTGACGGCCCAGCCCATGATCTGGCACACCGCAAAGAACGCCAGCAGGGTCACGGCCATGGCCACCAGCACCGCCAGAATGTTGGTGGGGATCTTGTCCCAGGTGATTTTCTTGACCACCTGGGTGATGATGTTGGTGATCACGGTCAGGATCAGGGCCGCCAGCAGGATGGCGGACACCGCCAGGGGAATGTACTGCATAATGTTTTCCATGTGTATGTCCTCCTCCGATTATTTCACAGCCCCGCCCAGCGCCTGCAGCAGCAGGTCCAGGCTGGGGAATGTGCCATAGTTGGCCAGCCAGTATTCCGGCGTATTGATCACGCCGGCGGCCACCAGCGCGGCCACGCCCTCCTGGGGCGTATCCGTCCGCACCCCGGCCTTTGTGATGGTCTGCGCGGCCTTTTTCAGCAGAATGTCCAGGTATTGGACCTTTCCGGCCTCCGCCGCCTCCGCCCAGTAGTCCGGGGAGTTGATCACGCCCAGGGCCTCCAGTTTGTCGGCCGCCGCCTGGGGTGTATCCTGGAGCATAAGCACCTGGCCCACGCGGATCAGGTTCTTGTTTTGGATGGCGTTGATCTCCGCCAGGGCGTCCACGGTGGTGCCATACTTGGCCGCGATCTTGGAGAGGTTGTCCCCGGCCGCTACCTTGTAGATGGTGGCGCCGCCGGTGTCCGGCTTTGTCGCGGTCCCGCCGCCGGTGGTCGTCCCGCTCTCGGAGTAATCCACATAGGGCAGTTTTCCGTGTTTGGTCCAGGTCCGCGTGTTGTACCCCGCTTTGCTCCCGATGTTCCCCACGGCCGTGATCTGCACCTTGTTTTCCCACTTTGGGGAACACTCCACCGCCAGGCCGTCCCCGATGTAAATTCCGATATGGCCGGACATCCACACCGCTTCACCCACGGCCATGTTGGCCCATCCGGTTGTGGAAACGTCCAGGCACCTGGTGATCATGGTGTCCGCCCCTATGTCCGGGACCCCGTTGCTGGCATAATTGGCTCCGCCGTAGGTCTTGGAGGTGTTCCCGCTCCACCCCCACAAAATGCCCTTGATCAGGCACACGCAGTCAAAGCCATATACGGGCGGGTTTTGGTTTCCCGCCGCCTTGATCATGGCCGTGCGGTCTGCCGCCCGGTTGTATGAATGGTTATTGCAGTAGCGGCTCACGTTGGAACCCGTCAGCGGTGCCCCGAAACAGCCCATAACGTACAGGGTTTTGAAGTTCTTGGCGATCTCCACCGCCTTTTCCACGAATACATTGGCTTTCATTTTACCCATTGTTTTGCGCCTCCTGTTCTTCTTTCCTCATGCGCTCCCGGTCCTCCTGTTCCCAGCGCCGGTCCCGCACCTTTTCCTTTGTGGTCTTGATCCATCCCATGACCCCGTTTTCAAAACCGCACACGCCGAACACGCAGGCGGTCAGGGTGGCAGGCTCGTTCCCGGTGTGCCAGAACACGGCCAGGTCCGCCGCCGTATAGGCCACCAGGATCACGCCCTCCAGGATCAGCACCTTGTCCATGGTCCCCATTTTCTTCTTTGCGGCGGTGGCCAGCCGTGCGGCCGCTGCGTGGTTTCCGCCGGCCAGCCTTGTGGCGGCCCAGCACAAGGAAAAGCCCAGCAGCGCCCCGCCGGCCATGGCGGCCGCCGCGATCAAAGGCATATTCATTCCTGCGCCCCCTTTTTTACAGAAAATCCGCCTTTGCCAGGCAATCCTCGTAAATATCCTTGATCCGCTGGGAGGTCAGCACGGTGGTGTTGTTCTCGAAATGCGGGTGGTCGTCGCAGTATCGTTCATAACTGGTAATGTCCCGCAGGATCTGGTCGAAATGCTCCTTTGTGTGGCGGACCCCGTGGATCGTTTCGTCCCCGAAGTGGAGGATCCGGGACCGGCAACTGATCGCGTCCCGCTCCTCCTGGGCCGCTTTCATGGCCTCCAGATCCCGCTCCAGTTGGTCCACCTTGGCGATCACCTCCCCATTGATGGCGCGGCCGATAGCCTTGGCGATGGCGGACCATGGATTTACCTTGATCGGTGCCACCTGGATCAGCGTCATGGCTACCAGTAGCACCCCGCCGCCGCCCAGCAGAATTTCCTCCAGGTTCAAGGTCCCACCCCCTCACCGACGGCCCTGGCGTACTGCCGCCGCACGGCCGCGATCTCCTCCTCGTGGGCCAGCGCCCCGAACTGGGCCAGTTCCATGGCCTGGGCCTGAATGATCACGTTCATGCGGTCAATGACGGCGCACAGGTCCGCGATCACTTTTGTGCTGTCCATGGCCGTCACCTCCTCGCGCCGATCAGATCCGCGATGTGCTGCAGGTCCTCCACCGGGGCCTCATAAAATGCGTGGCCCCACAGGAAATGATCTTCATGGTCCGGGTGCCTGTATTTCTGGCTGGTTTCGTCCTCCCACACCAGATCCCAGCGGTCTTGATAGCCCTTGTCCCGCTTTTCCAGCCGCTTGGTGATGGCCGTGGTCAGAGCGCCCCGCTCCAGCCCCCGGCCGTCGTCGTTCCTGGCCAGATAAAGGTGGGCGTTCCGGCTGGTTGTGGCGCACACGGCCGCGCCGTTGTATAGGATCAGGCCGTCCACGGCCTCCAGCCGTGTCCCGTAGGGGAGATTTACCCTGCCCCCGATCCCCTCCACCCTCATGCGCTTTTTGACGATGTACTGGGCCTTTTCCATGGCTTACACCTCCGCCGCGTCGTCTGCGGCCTCCGTCCACCCGTACACGCCAGGCTCCCATACGTTGGCCGCCACGTCGCTGATCCAGTGTTTCCCGTTGTGGCTTACCTTGGCCCCCTGGGCATAGGCGTCATGTGCCCCCAGGGGCTGGGACCACTCCGGCCACTCCTCCGCCGGGTCCGAAATGCTCACCCACAGGCTCACCGCCGTGTCCGGCGTCCAGTCGGCTTGACTGGTATGGGCCTGGAGGCATTTATACAGTTTTCCGTCCGTATAGCGCCGGATCTGCCCCGCTGTGTAGTTGACGGGATAGGCCCACGGGGAGAACAAGTCCGCGTGTTCCGCCGCCGTCACGTCGTCAATGTTCCCGGCCTCCGCCATGGTGGTAAATACGATCCCGTTGGTCGTGGCCGTCCGCTCGATCTCCTCCCCAGCGTCCGTCTCCTCCAGGATCACGCTCTCCGCGCCCTCCAGGGCCTCCCGGCCCAGG